ATACAATACTCCTAGCCATCACATGGTCCCTGCGATAAGTAGACACGTTGGTGGCAGTTCATCGACTTCGGCTATTGACAGTTCTGATCCAGTGTCGGGCTACATTGGAAGCAATAGTGTTTTGCCTGTTGTTGAGGCCGAGATTTCAGATCCTGCACTATGGGGAGCCAATGGATTTGCTACAGCAAACAGGTTTCCACACGAATATCAAACGATGATTCTCGTGGCGCAAGGGTTAGACACTGATCCTATCCGTGGCGCAGTTAGTTCTAGCAGTATGCGTGAATCGCCGAGTAATGTGTATGGTATTAGTACTCCGGGTAGGCGCGGTACTGCTGCCGCGCAAGATAGTTCTGACACACAAGCAGTTGTTTTTAGAACTGGCGGACATTCATTTGTAATGGACGATGGTGCCGCAGGCGATAGTGTTAACACTACTGGCACAGACCAATTGATTAGACTGCGCACTACAAACGGTCACCAAATTTTAATGAATGACACTGAAAATATTTTGTATATTGCCAGCGATTCGGGTAACCAATGGCTTGAGTTTGGAGCAAACGGGCATATTCACATGTACGGTGCCGCAGGGTTTAATTTAAGATCGGAAGGCCCGATTAACTTCCACAGTGATAGTGCAATTCTTATGAATGCCACTGACATTGTTATGAATGCTAGTGATGCGTTAGTAGCAACATCGGATGGCGAAATTGCTTTCAGCGCCCTTGCGGCATTTTCTGTATCTGCAGGTGGTGCTGCTTCGGTAACGGCAGGCGGCACGGCATCTTTAATTGGCGGTGCGATGGCAACTGTGAGTTCGCTAGGTTGGACGAACATCCAAGGTACTGTTGTGAAGTTAAACTGCGGATTGCCTGGGGTACCGGCAGCGCCAATTAAACCCAAACTTAACACAAATACTATCTCTAGTTATAATGGAAAATTCTGGGTTGCAGACAATACTTCAATTCAAAGTATCTGTACTATTACGCCATCGCACGAACCGTGGACAAGGCCAACACAATGACAACTAGCATAGGAATTACATCTGCAATGGGCAAAATCCCTGCTTCCCTTTTACCATTAGGGTGGATTGGGCTTGCAAACATGCCCCAGAATCAGCCAAGTTGGGCATCATTCTCTGCGCTATCATCTACTCAATGTAGAAATTTAATTGCACAAATTTCCTACGAAACGAGTTCATGGAACTATTCGTTACTAGGTGCAGGCAACCAATTGGGCGCATATCAATTTACTACTCAAGAGTTAGAAGACTTTGGCGTACTTGCTGCTGGAGCAAACGCAGCCTATGGAAATGAATGTGTATTCTATAAAGCGTCATGGGTCCCATCTGTTGTGAAGAACCCTGATAATTCTTTTGCAAATTACATTTTCAACATTACTACGCTTAATTTGTTCTTGAACCACACTACTACACAGGATTATCTTGCTTACCAAAAGTTGTCAAATCTCTACACTGCTTTGGTTAATAACGGGGCAATTTTGTCTACAGATGCACCGGACGTAGTTGCAGGAATGATAAATGTTGCTTGGAACCTTGGACCCGGAACTGCATCGACATACAGTAATGTTAATGGGACTGGTGCTTATGCATGGCGCTTCTTTAATCAAGGCGCCGGGGCATTGCCTTACAACGAAGGTCGCTACGCAGTCACGGTTTTAAGCCAATAAATACAGTATGAGTACATACCGTGGATTTAGTACAGTTGGGAATTACAAGAAGTTTTCCCTTACTGATTTTGAGCTTGCGCAACAAGATTTAATTAACAACTTCAGCATTAGAAAAGGCGAGAAGTTGATGCAGCCAAACTTTGGCTCAATTATTTGGGACTTGATGTTTGAGCCCTTAGACTCTACGACTACAACACTTATTAAACAAGATATTCAAAAAATTATCACTTATGACCCACGACTAAGTGTAAATTCTGTCATCATTGACCAGCAAGATACGGGGTTTATGATTCAACTTTCGTTGACTTATGTTAATTCTGACCAAACTGCAACACTGGCATTAAATTTTGATAAAAATAGCAAAACTTTGACGACCAATTAACTACCCATATTATTATTGCAATAAATACTTAATATAGGTAAAATTATGTCTCAAACCACACGTCAAACCAGTTTGTTGGTTCAGCAAGACTGGACAAAGATTTATCAAACATTCACTAACGCTGATTTCACAAGCTACGACTTTGAAACCTTGCGTAGTAGTATGATAAATTATATCAAAACTTACTATCCAGAAACTTTTAACGATTTTACTGAAAGTTCAGAGTTTATTGCTATCATCGACATGATTGCGTTCTTGGGACAGAGTCTTGCTTTCCGTACAGATTTAAACGCCCGTGAAAACTTTATTGATACTGCACAACGTCGCGACAGTATTTTAAAACTTGCACGTATGTTGAGCTACAATCCTCAACGTAACACAGCGGCCAGCGGCCTGTTAAAGTTTGACAGCGTTAGTACCACGGAACGAATCTTTGATAGCAATGGAATCAATTTATCTAACACTCCAATTACTTGGAACGATTTGACTAACGATAACTGGCTAGAACAATTCACTTCAGTAATAAATGCATCGTTAGTATCGTCTGAATCTATTGGCAAACCTGGGAATAGTCAGTCCATCAACGGTATTCAAACTGATGAATACAGTATTAATTTAAACAACAGTGTTGTTCCTGTTGCAAAATTTTCGCTCCCAATTGATGGCACAACAACTCAATTTGAAGCAGTTAGTGCAACTAGCGTGGGACAAACATACATCTACGAAGATGATCCTACTAAAGTTGGTCAGTTTAATATCCTATATCAAAACGACAACAATGGTAATGGAAGCAATAACACAGGCTTCTTCTTGTATTTCAAACAAGGTAGCCTGGGCGCAACTAGTTTTAACATTACAAACGCAGTACCTAATAACACAGTTTCAGTTAATGCAACCAATGTTACAACAGGGGATCAATGGTTGTATGCAACCAACGTAAATGGTGGCCCAACAACACAGTGGACTCAAGTTCCTGCGATTGCTGGTATTAACGTAATTTACAACAATCAATCTGCTAAAAACTTATACCAAGTTAACACACAAAATAATGATTCTGTTAACTTAATTTTCGGCGACGGTAGCTTCTCAAACATTCCGCAAGGTACGTTTGTATTCTACTTTAGAACTGGTAATGGTTTAACTTATTCGTTAACGCCAGACGACATTGCGCGAGTTTCAATCCCCTTTACCTATGTAAGTAAAAACAACACCAACGAGGTGTTGACCATTACTGCGAGTTTGAAGTACACTGTAACTAATGCCAATGCTGCACCTGGGTTGTCTAGCATTAAGTCTAGCGCACCACAACAGTTTTATACACAAAACCGTATGATAAACGGGGAAGACTATCAAATCTTCCCACAAATCACATTCCCAAGCATACAAAAAGTCAAAGCCATTAACCGCACCAGCAGTGGCGTTAGTTTGTACTTAGACGCTTTAGATCCTACAGGAAGTTATAGCACCACAAACATTTTTGGCGATGATGGCATTTTAACTGCAAACAACACAGTGCAATCTACATCGTTTGGCTTCTTGACTACAAATGATATCTATGATGCGATTTATAATCAAATCATTCCTGCAATAGATTCTACAGAAATGCAGAATTATTATTATGCTACCTACACAAGATATGCTCCACCAAGTGCAAACATTGGGTTCTCTCAGTATTCGTACTCTACATCTAGTAGTACAGGATACCTACAATCTAATGGCGATACATTGCAAGTAGGCCCCGGAATCAATGGAAACTTGCAATACGTTGCAACAGGCGCAACTATTCAATTCACAGCACCAGCTGGATACTATTTTGATACGCAAAATGTTCTACAAACGGGCAACGTTGGTAACTCTGGCGGCACCACATCATTCTATGCATCTGTAACAAACACAGTAGCAAATGATAACTTCGAAACGCCGAGTTTAGTATCATTGGGCACAGTAGTACCAACGGGCGCAGTGCTTTCATCAATTATTCCGCCGTACAAAACAACATTAACTAATGTAATTGTTAATCAAATTGTTTCTTATATTGAAACAGAAGTTAACTTTGGCTTGTACTTTGATCAAGTAAATCAAGTTTGGGCAACAATTCCGCCAGCTTTAATTGCATCAAGTACCAATTGGCTAATTAAATTTACATTTAATCAAGGCGTGTACAATATTTCTTACAAAGTTATGCAGTACACATTTGGTAGCGAGAATCAAACTAATTTCTACTTCGATCCAACAGTTCG